ATGGTTTAAATTCCCCCAAAAACGACTCAAGAAGCCACGAAAATGACTGAGAAGGTCTTAGAAGGTCACCAACCGACCCAAGAAGCCTCAAACGGGCTTCAAACGGTTTTGGGTAGGGACACAGAAGGGCAAAACGCGCTATTTGGCGTGCAAACCCCCCGAATCCACACGCCACTGAACGATTTACCTTCACGCGGGGGTGAATTGATCGATCTTGCCAGCAGTTTGGGCATTGAACTTATGGACTGGCAGAAATTCGCGCTTATCCACACGCACAAGGTCAAGCCTGACGGACGCTGGGCAACCCCAGTCAACACGATCGTGGTTGCACGTCAGAACGGCAAATCATTTCTTCAGCTGATCAGGATTTTGGGCGGCTTGTTCTTGTGGGACGAAAACCTGCAAATCGGTTCGGCGCACCGCCTGTCAACTTCACTTGAACAATTCAGGGCAATGGTTCAAATCATTGAAAAGAATGATTCACTGGCAAAACAGGTCAAGAAGATACGTTGGCAACATGGCGGCGAGGAAATCGAAACCCTTACGGGAAATCGGTTCATTGTGCGTGCGGGCGGTTCGGCTGCCCGTGGTGTTTCCCGACCTTCAACCATTCACCTGGACGAATTGCGCGAAATGACCGACATTGAAAGTTTTGCGTCGCTTCGCTATACCCTTATGGCGGCGACCAATCCCATGGTCATGGCGTACACAAACGCGGGTGATTCCAGCAGTGTGGTGTTGAATCAATTCCGCGATAGGGCATTGGCTTCAATTGCTGGGGTGCAAGATGACATTGGCTATTTTGAATGGTCAGCACCAACCGACGAAATCAGCGTGGAGAATGCCCGTCATTCAAACCCGTCAATGGGAACACTGATTCACGCCGACAACATCAAATCCGTGCTGAACGACCCGCCTGACGTCGTAATGACTGAAGTGTTGTGCCGTTGGGTTGTGGCGATCAATAGCGCAGTGGACGCGGCTTCATGGGGTAATTGCCTGGACAAATCAGCTGACCTGGACATTGACAAATTGACCTGGTTGGCAATCGATCTTTCGCCCGATAGACGCCATGCCAGTTTAGTCGGGGCGCAAAAAATCGGCGGCGAACAATTCGTTGTGAAGTTACTGCACACTTGGCAAAACGATCTTCAATTGGACGACAAAGCAATTGCTAATGACCTGGCAGATTATGCCCGAAAGTATCCAACCGAAAACGTTCTTTACAGTAGGAAAACAAGCGCAGCCGTTGCAAGCCGCCTTGCACCTGCTGGCATTCCAATTTTCGACATGGACGGGGTTTATCCGCAAGCATGCGACGAAATGTTGTCGGCAATCAATTCAGGGCGTCTTCGTCACAGGGGGCAAAGCCAACTTTCCGAAGAAGTTTTGGCAGCCGTTCAATTGCGCCGTGGTGACGGCGGCTGGGTTATCGGGCGACGTGCCAGCCAATCGGTCGTGTGCGGGGCAGTGGCAGTTGCACTTGCGACACATTTCGCGACACGCCCAGAGAATGATCTTGACATAATGGTTGGCTGATCGTATAAGCCTGCCACAATTTGCGCATGGGTTATTTTGATTTATTCACGCCAAAGGTTAAGGCTGCCGTTCCAGTCGAAGCCGCCAACGTGGACGCAGCTGCTATTGCGCCGTATTTCAGCGAAGTAGGAAATTTATTTCTATTCGGCGGCGTAATAACGGCTTCGCGTGCCGAAGCAATGAGCGTGCCAACATGTGCGCGCGCATTGGGAATCATTCAGACAATTGCTTCACTTCCAATGCACACACGCAACGAAGCAACAGGCGAAAAGGTTTCACAACCGCGTGTGATCAATCAACCTGACCCACGAATCCCAGGTGCGACGTTTTGGTCATGGATAATTTCAGATTTGTTCTTTTTTCCTTCAGCGTATGCCTACGTTATGGAACGTTATGCAGACACAGGCAAAATTCGTGCAATGGAAAGAATTGCGCCTGAGCGCGTAACCATTCAGACCAACGGCATGGGTTATGAAATTGTTTCGTATCAAATTGACGGTGCTTATGTTGACCCATCAAACTTGGTTGTCTTCCAGGGCACGCAAGAAGGTTTGCTGAGTCGTGCAGGTCGTACGATCAAGGCAGCCGCTGCGCTTGAACGCGCTGCAATGAATTTTGCCGTCGAACCAATTCCACAAATGGTTTTGAAGTCAAACGGCACATCACTTCCAGCAGATCGCGTTTCAAAGTTGCTGACCGCGTGGCGTACGGCACGCGCTAACAAATCAACGGCGTTTTTGAATGCTGACGTGACACTTGAAACATTGGGCTATGACCCGAAGAATCTTCAGCTGAACGAAGCACGCAATTACGTTGCACTTGAACTTTCACGTGCATGTGGTTTGCCTGCATACTTCACAGATTCTCAACAATCATCATTTACTTATTCAAACGCGCTTGATAAGCGTCGCGACCTAGTTGATTTTGCATTCCGAAATTACATGTCAATTATTGAACAACGTTTGTCATTTGCTGATTTCACACCAGCAGGCAACCGCGTTTCATTTGATCTTGACGACTTCTTGCGTGGCAACCCTTACGAACGCGCGCAGGTTTATGAAATCTTAAATCGTATCGGCGCAATGTCGATCGACGAAATACGCGAGGAAGAAGACATGCTGCTATGAAAAAAGTGATCACACCAATGCAAATCACGGCTGCCGATTCAAACAGTCGCACAATCACCGGGCGCATTGTCACGTTCGAGGAAACTGGCAACGCTTCAATCGGCAAGGTGCAGTTTGCAAAGAATTCAATTCAACCAACTGCGGTTTTGCTAAATCTTGAACACGATCGCACACGTCGAATTGGCAAGACACTTTCAATTGAGTCAAACGATCAGGGCATTGACGCAACATTCAAAATTGCTGAAACAACCGCTGGCAATGACGCATTGGTCGAAGCGCAGGAAGGTTTGCGCGACGGGTTCAGCGTAGAAGTTTCATTTGACGAATACGAGACATTGAAAGACGGCACAGTTCGCATTCTTACTGGTGAATTGACAGGCGTTGCACTTACAAGCGAACCTGCAATTCGATCAGCACGCGTTGAATCAGTTGCCGCAACAGAAGAAGAAATTTCAGATTCGACAATCGAAACTGAAGCACCACAACCAACAGAAGGAGAAGACGAAGTGGAAGACACCGTCAAAGACGCTGCAACCGCCGAAACGGTTGAAGCCGCCCAGTCAATCACCGCAACTGCAAACGCAGTTGGTGGTTGGAAAGCAACACCACGAATCGAACTAACTGCTGCAAAGTACCTAGAAAACAAGGTTCTTGCTGCAACAGGCGACGAAACTGCGCGCCAGTACGTTTTAGCAGCTGACAACACAACAGATAACGCAGGACTTGTTCCTACACGTCAGTTGTCAGAAGTTATCAACGGACTATCAACAACAATCCGCCCAAGCATTGACGCGATTTCTCGCGGCACATTGCCTGACGCTGGAATGACATTTGAGATTCCAAAGATCACTGCTGCGCCAACAGTTGCAATCGCAGCAGAAGACGCAATTTTTTCAGACACAGATCAGAACAGTGCGTTCTTATCAGTTGACGTTAAGAAGTTTGCTGGACAACAGAAGTTTTCAGTTGAACTATTAACACGCACAAGCCCATTGTTCTATGACGAACTATTGCGCAACATGGTTGCAGCAATGGCAAAGGCACAGGACGCATACGCAAATGCACAACTAGTTGCAGGCGCAACTGCTGACTCAACAGGTATCACAACATACCCAACAGCAGCTGAGTTGCTTGGTGTGATCGCACGTGGTTCAGCAAGCGTTTATGCTGCAACTGCTGGTCTTGCAAATCCATTTGCACGCAACATTTTGGTCAACACATCACAGTGGTCAAACCTAATGTCACTCAATGATTCAGGTCGTCCGATCTATAACGAAGTGACAAACCCAATGAACCAGCCAGGTTCAGCAACACCAGGTTCACTTCGTGGACGCGTTGCAGGTCTTGATCTTTACGTCACTGCAAACACTGCTGCGACAACAGACACAGATGATTCAATCCTGATCATCAACCCTGACGCTTACACATGGTATGAGGGAACTTCATACCAGTTGCGCGCAGAATCAACTGCTGACGGTTCAATCACAGTCGGCGTTTATTCATTCGGTGCAGTTGCGACAAAGATCGCAGCGGGCGCATTTGGTGTGAATAAGTCGTAATCGACAAAAACTAATCATGCGGCGGGTTCTCCCGATCTCGCCGCAGCCGATCGAAAGGAAACGGACATGCCAGCCATTGTCACTGCGAGTCAATTGCGGACGGTGCTTGGCGTGTCCGTTTCACTTTATTCAGACGCTTATCTTGACGAAATCATCAATACCGCCGAAGCCGTGATTTTGCCCATGCTGGTGGCAAACACTTCAGCAATTCAGTCATACAAACTTGAATCCAATGTTGCTTATTTCTACACCGAAAGAAATCATCATTTTGTGGCAGGTCAATCAGTCATTGTCACAGGACTGCCAGCACCATTCACCGCGACACATACCGTCGTGACTGCAACGCCTTATTCGTTCACCGCTGCATTGACTTCATCAAATGTCACATTGCGCGAGATTATTCCAATGGGCACTGCAACACTTCAGGGCTATTCAGCAGCTGATTTATACGCAACGAGCGCACCAATCGAATCTGCAATTTTGGCAGTTAGCGTGGAAGTCTTTCAGTCACGCGTTGCCGCTGGTGGACAGATCGAAGGCGTGGACTTTACTTCGACGCCGTACCGCATGGGGCGCAGCCTGACCAACCGTGTTTCAACATTGCTAATGCCATTTTTGGACGTCGAAACGGTCGTTCAATAAGTGACCGCCAATGCCGTTTCCGATACACGCGCAGCCTTAGCCAACGCCTTCAGTGCGCTATCTGCGAACGTGTACCCAAGCGTTCCTGAATCGCCAATCCCGCCCGCCATTGTGGTCGTGCCTGATTCGCCTTACATGGAAATTGTTCTTATTGGCAAGGCTTCAACAAAGGTCAAAATCAATTTTGCAATCACTGCCATTGTTGCTTCGAATAGCAACGCGGGTTCACTTGATAACCTGGAAAAACTCATCATGGGAATTCTTGCGGCAATGCCCGCAGGATACGTTGTTGGACAAATCGAAAAGCCGACGGTCTTAGAAGTAGGGCAGTCACCAATGCTTGTCGCCGACATCAACGTTTCGACGTACTACACACAGACAACTTAGGGGACAAAATGCCAACGACAATCATTACTGGTCGCGATTTAGTCGTGACCATTGCAACCGTTAACTATGACGCGCAGGCGACCAGCGCGGTTCTAGCCAACTCACCAACAGTCGAGACATACCAAACACTTGACGGCAAGGCTTACAAGCACATTGACGATCAGTGGACATTTGACGTTTCAATGCTTGCAGACTGGGGCGCGTCAGGTTCATTGTGCGAAGCATTGTGGACTGCCTGCGAATCAGCACCAAACACAACATTGGCAGTTTCATTGACTGCCGTGACTGGTGCAGTGTTTGCATTCAACGTCATGCCAGTATTTCCAGCAGTCGGCGGGTCAGCACCTGACGCGCAGACCGTTGACCTATCATTCATTGTTGTCGGTACACCTACCGAAACATTCAGCTAAAAACAACTAATCGGGAGACAAAATGAAGTTACCAATAACAATTGAATACAACGACGGGGTGCAGGCTACTTACACGGCTGCACCACCTGAGTGGGTTAAGTGGGAAAAGCACACGGGGAACACCATTTCCCAGGCACAGGAAAAAATCGGAATTTCCGATTTGGTATTCCTTGCCTATCACGCCATGAAGCGCGAAGCCGCTGGGAAACCAGTCAAGCCAATCGAAGCATGGACGGAAACCATTTCCGAAGTGATCGTCGGTGAAGCAAACCCAAAAGCCACCCAGTCGGAAGCCTAAATCGAATCGTGTGGGAAATAGCCCTGGCAACGGGGCTATCTCCCGCCGAATTTGAAAGTGCCGAAGACATTTTGACGGTCATTGAGATTTTGGAAAGGAAAGCAAATGGCGACTGACGCAATCAGTTACGACAAGAATGAATTGCGCGCCATTGTTCGATCTTTCAAGGCAATGGACGAAGAAGCAACTGACCAAGCCAAAAAAGTCACCAGCGAATTGGCGTCATGGGTTCAGGGTCAAATCAAATCTGCCGCGTCAACCAAGACCCGCAACCTGGTGGACAACCGCGTTGCTGACGGTTCGAAGGTTTCAAAGTCGTCAAAAATTGGCGAAATTTCATTTGGTTACGCTGGACAAAAATTAAGCGGTGGCGCGTCAACTCAACAGATTTGGGGCGGCGTCGAATTTGGTTCAAATAAATACAAGCAATTTCCAGTTTGGTCAGGGCGTGAAGGTCGCGGTTCACGCGGTTGGTTTATCTATCCAACACTTCGAAGCGTTCAGCCTGACATTGTCAAGAAGTGGGAAGAAGCGTTTTCGACGATCGTTAGGAAGTACGACTAATGGCTGGTTCACGTACCCTTAAACTTTCGATTCTTGGCGACGTTGACAATCTCAACAAATCGCTGAAAACCGCCACAAAGGACGTCGAAACCTTCGGCGACAAAATGGGCAAGGTTGGCAAAATGGTTGGCGCAGCGTTTGTCGCTGCTGCCGCTGCTGCTGGTGCTTATGCAGTCAAAATCGGCATTGAAGGCGTCAAGGCTGCGATCGAAGACGAAAAGGCACAAACACAATTGGCGTTGGCGTTGGAAAACGCAACGGGCGCAACACAGGCACAAATCAAGGCAACCGAACAATCGATTCTGCAAATGTCATTGGCAACTGGTGTTGCTGACGACGAATTGCGCCCTGCGCTTGGTCGCTTGGTTAGATCGACGGGCGACATCACAAAGGCGCAAGACTTACTTTCAACCGCCCTAGACATTTCAACCGCAACAGGCAAGCCGCTTGAAACGGTTGCGAACGCATTGGGCAAGGCGTACGACGGCAACACTGCCGCGCTGGGCAAATTGGGCATTGGACTTTCAGCTGCTGAATTGAAGACAATGAACTTCACCCAGGTTCAATCCAAACTTTCAGATTTATTTGGCGGGGCAGCAGCGCGCAACGCTGACACATACGCGGGACGAATTGCCCGCATGCAAGTTGCGTTCAATGAAGCGAAAGAAACAATCGGTTTTGCGTTGCTGCCAATCCTTGAAAAACTCATGGGATTCATCAACAACAATGCACTGCCAATCATCAACGCATTTTCAGGCGCGTTCAGCCTTAACGGCAACGGTCTTGGTGGCGTCATCACGACATTGGGCAACATCATTGTCAACACCTTCACGCCGATCATCAATGGTTTGCTGAAGGCGTTCAATTACATCAAAGACGCAATCGGCGACAACCTAGACACCTTCAAAGAATTCGGCGGCTACATTGCGACCTATCTTGCACCCGTCATTGGCACGGTATTGGGTGGGGCGTTACAGGTCGCAGGCAAGATCGCCGGGGGTGTCATTGACGTCATTGCAGGCGTTGTTAAGATTTTGAACGGTTTGATTTCGGGTGCGGTTGCTGGAATCAATGCATTGATTTCTGCCTACAACGCCATTCCATTTTTGCCAAACGTTGGAAAGATTTCAACGCCAACGGTCAGTGTGCCTTCGATCAAAACACCAACGGTCACAACTTCAGTGCCGTCAATCCCAACAGTTTCAGTGCCTTCAGGGGGTGGCACAACGACCACGTCAAGCGGGGGCGGCGTTTCAACGGCTGCAAAGGTTGCTGCAACTGCTGCCGCCGCTGCGACGAATGTTGTGTCAAGCAACTTTAACCCTGGTTCATTTCGTAAGGCTGAAGCCGAATCAATGGGCACAACGATCAACCTGACCGTCACTGGTGCGTTCGATAAGGAAGGCACTGCACGAACAATCGTTGAAACCCTAAATAATTCTTACTACCGCGGCACAGGTGGCGCAACTAACCTGCAAATCGCATGACGCAGTGGTCACCCGTTTGGAATGTCGAAATTGACGGTGTTTCATACACGAACGCAGTTTTGGCAAATCTGACCATTCGAAGCGGTCGGACAAACATTTATGAGCAACCGCAGGCAGGTTATGTCAACCTTCAATTGCTGGACGTCAATCAAACCGCAATCCCAGTTTCGATCAATTCAACGGTCTCTGTTTCGGTTGAGGATTCAACGGGCACGCCGCAGGTTTTATTTGGTGGCAACGTCGTTGACATTGGGCTGGAAGTCCGCGACGTGGGTTCGACCATGTTCACGCAGACTTATTCGATCACCGCATTGGGCGCATTGGCACGTTTGCCGAAAGTCATTTTTACTGACGGCTTAGCACGTGATTTTGACGGTGATCAAATTTATGAAGTTTTACAGTCAGTTTTGTTTAATACCTGGGCGGAAGTGGGCGGCGGGTTGACTTGGGCAACTTACTTTCCAACGCGAACATGGGCTGACGCTGAAAACAGTGGGTTGGGTGAAATTGATCGCCCTGGAAATTATGACCTTGCAGCCCGTGGCAGTGGACAAGACCCAATTGACGTTTATTCATTGGTTTCAGGGTTGGCAACTTCGGGACTTGGTTATCTATACGAATGCGCTTGTGGACTGATCAATTATGCAGACAGTACGCACCGCACCCAATACCTGAGCACAAATGGGTATGTTGACCTTGACGCCAATCATGCCCGCGCAGCTGGTTTGCGCATTGAAACCCGCGTGGGCGACGTACGCAATGCAATAACGATCAAATACGGGGCAACCAGCAGCAGCGACGTCAGCGCAAGCGACGCAGACTCAATCGCACTTTATGGAAATCTTTCGCAGGCAATTACCACAACATTGCACGACGCCACTGACGCCAATTCCCAGGCGGCGTTCTACTTATCATTGCGCGCTAACCCTCAGCCAATTTTTAGCGAAATAACATTTGACCTGACCAATCCTGAAATTGACGATTCTGACCGTGACAATCTGATCAATGTATTCATGGGCGAACCAATTTCAATCAACAATTTGCCTGGCAACATGGGTTCAATTTTTCAGGGTTTCGTCGAGGGCTGGTCATTCCAAGCCAGTTACAACCGACTTTCGATTTCCCTGACACTTTCGCCAACTGCCTATTCATTGCAGGCATTGGCATGGGACGAAATCTCAAACACTTTCACGTGGTCAAGCGTGTCGCCGACACTTGACTGGGCACGTGCAACAATTATCACCTAAGAAGGAGAGAACCTATGTCGAACCCCACAAATCCGTTCAACTGGCAAATGCCGACGGCGAGTGACCTTGTCACAGATTTGCCTGCTGATTTTGAAACATTTGGTCAAGCCGTTGCCACTTCCATGGCTGACTTGCTTGGTGGCACAACTGGTCAGGTTTTGTCCAAGGCTTCAAACACCGACATGGACTTCACGTGGGTGACTTCAGACGACGCAAACGCAATTCAAAATGCGATCGTTGACGCTAAGGGTGATCTCATTGCAGCGAGTGCAGCTGATACGCCTGCCCGCTTAGCAGTTGGCAACAACGGCGAGACACTCGTAGCAGATAGTTCCACTTCTACAGGTTTGCGCTATCAAGGTTCAATGGCTGCTGGTCGCAATGCAATCATTGGAGGATCATTTGACATTTGGCAACGTGGCACATCTTTCACATCTACTAATGGTCTAGGCATTTATGGACCTGACCGCTGGCAGATTTATTCCGCTTCAACAGGTCGCACATACTCACGCCAAGCAGCAAGCCTAACAGGTTTTCAGTATTGCCTAAGAGTTCAGCGCGATAGCGGAAATACAAATACCGCAACAATGCAGATTATTCAAAATCTTGAAACTGTCAATTCAATTCCATTTGCTGGTCAAATCGTAACAGTTTCGTTTTGGGCTAGAGGTGGCGCAAATAATTCTGATACTGGGCTTGACGTAAATCTATGGTCTGGTACAGGAACAGATCAGTCAATTCTTAGCGGATACACAGGTCAGGCATTGGTGGCGGGTAATGTTGCAACAGTTACAACAACTTGGCAACGATTTAGTTATACCGCAACAGTCGGTTCAACTGCAACTCAATTAGGTTTAGTGATCAACAATTCTCCAACTGGTACGGCTGGGGCTGCTGATTACTGGGAAATTACAGGTATTCAATTAGAAATCGGTTCAGTAGCAACTAACTTCACTCGCGCAGGTGGAACAATTCAAGGAGAATTAGCCGCTTGTCAGAGGTATTTCCAAGCGTGGGGCGGAAATGTACAAGATTTTGTTGGCAGCACTTATTCAACAACAACTGGTCGGTTGTATAGATCGCTTCCAGTAACTATGCGAATCGCACCAACAGCAACTTTTCCCGCTGCACCATACACGAATTACATTAACGAATTAGGTACTGCAAATAGAACGCCAACAACTTTGGCAACGTCTATCACAGGAACAACTGCGGTTGCTTTTGATGCTTCTGGTATGACAGGCGCAACTGCCTTTAGACCAATTGACTGGAACACAACCGCACAAATCCAATACAGTTCGGAGTTATAATGAAGTACGAAATCAAAGAAAATGCAGATGGTGTCGAGTTTATTGTTAGAACCAATGATGATAATTCAATCTCTTGGATTCCTAAAGACCCAGCAAACTCTGACTATCAGGCTTATCTAAATAAAGACAAAGCGGAACAATCCACACCAATGGTTGCGCCTAATGAGTAACTATCCACAGGGCACAAATGCGCGTTTGATCGAAGTCGCAGCAGCTGAAGTTGGCACGATCGAAGAAGGCGATAACCTGACAAAGTACGGCAAATTTACAAACGCGGACGGTTTGCCGTGGTGCGGTTCTTTCGTGAATTGGTGTGCAAACGAAGCGGGCGTCAAGATTCATTCAGTCGTCAGCACTGCAATTGGCGCACATAAATTCAAAGAGATTCAACGCTGGTCAGGCATGCCGCAGTTGGGATACCTGGCATTCATGGATTTTCCACACGACGGCGTTGACCGTATTTCGCACATTGGAATTGTTGTGGGCTTGATCGATTCAAAGACATGTTTGACAATCGAAGGAAACACCAGCGGGACAGGCGACCAGCGCAATGGCGGCATGGTTATGGTGAAGGTTCGTTCATACGGTGAAGGCAAAGAAATAGTTGGTTTTGGCATTCCGAAGTTTGTGCCGTACAAGGGCGAATTTCCAAAGATCGAAATACCTACAACGGCAGCGAAGCCAAAGAAGGAGACAAAAAAATGGTCGAAGCCAAAGCCCTAATCGCGTCATGGGCGCGTTCATTTATGGCAGCAGCACTTGCCCTATACATGGCGGGCGTGACTGACCCAAAGACCCTTGCAATGGCAGGCGTGGCAGCGGTCGCACCAGTCATTTTGCGCTGGTTGAATCCAAATGACAAAGCCTTCGGTTCTACGGGGAAGTGAACCGTCGATTCGCAGCGGCAGGGTTGGTTTGGGCACTTGCACTAACCCTGTCCGCCTGCGGGTATCAGGGGTGGATTCGTTATGAATGCCAAGAATTCGAAAATTGGTCAAAGCCGCATTGCCAACCACCGCAATGCGTCCCGACTGGAACATGCACTGACGACATACTTGGAATTGAATCGCAACAAACCCGCACGCCGTAAATCGCCCGAAGAAGTTCATGCGCAGCTGATTTTGATCATTGGCGCAACATTGGCAGCAGTCTTTTTGATCGTCACGATTGGAATCACTTATGCGCTGATCTTCGTGACGCAACCAATTGGGGCACAAGCACCCAATGACGCCGCATTTATCGATCTATTGAAAACCCTGGCAATTTTCTTGACTGGTTCATTGGGCGGCGTACTTGCTGGCAACGGACTGAAATCTAAGCCAAAGCCGATCGACACGCCGACAAACACGCAAGGTTCTTGACCGCGCGCCAATCATGCGTCACCCTGAGTTCAGGTGGTAGTCCTACCGCCTAGAATCGGGAGAATTCAAAATGGTAGTTGATCTATTAGACCCGCAAACCTTGGGTCGCCTTGTGGGAATCGTCATTCTCATGGTGTTGGCAGCCGCTGCGGGATACGCCAAAGGCTTCAAAGAAGGCAAGCGCGAAGGCATTGCACGTCGTAAGGCAATGGTTCGCCACATTGCAAACAAGGCGGTGAAGTAATGAACGATTTATTTGAATTGAACGCTAGTTTTCAATGCCCAAATTGCGAAGGCTTGGTTTCGCGTCGAATGATAAAAGAGGACATGACGGTTGCCACGTTGCTGCCAACTCAAACAAAACGTGCTTGGGCGGTTGCATGTGTCCATTGCAAGGCATTTCATACAATCACAATTTTTACACAAGGGGGCAAATAATGTCCGCAATCGCAGCAGCATTTGTTCAGGCACAACGCAATTTCGCACCAGCATTGAAAAAGGCTGACAACCCTTATTTTGGGTCAAAGTATGCAGACCTTGCCGTTTGCATTGAAGCCGTGATCGACGCATTGCATGACAATGGCATTGCATTGATTCAGCACACAGACGTAAGCGACAAAGGCGTCGTTGTCAGCACGGTGTTTATGCACGAATCAGGCGAACACATGGCGACAGGCAGCATTTTTGTACCAGCCGCGCAAAATAGCCCGCAGGCATTTGGGTCAGCCTTGACCTACGCCCGCCGCTATTCACTCATGACCGCATGTGGAATTGCGCCTGAAGACGACGACGGCAATGCCGCTTCGAAGCCTGCACCAGCCCGCAAACCTGACTTGTCAGCTGAATTGGACGTTTGGAATACCAAATACGAACCAGTCCCTAGTTACGCAACCGCAACTGAAGCCGAAATGGCGGGCACACCGTCACATGGTGCAAGCGAATCAACACAAATGCCAACGTGTAAGCATGGCGAACGTGTTTGGAAAGAAGGCACAAAGAAGAACGGTGACGCCTGGGGCGGCTACATGTGCCCACAACCTAAAGGCGACGATCAATGTCAGCCGTCTTGGTATGTTTTCGGTTCAAATGGAATGTGGCGCGCACAATGAGCGATTACATTGAATTGATCAATCCGCAGACAATGGTTTGCAAACTGCTGAAAAACGGCGAAGTTGTTGCCGAATACAAAATGGAACAATGTGACAAATGTTCAATGTTGGCGAAGGCTGATGAATTTGGGTATCAGCGCGGTCAACGTGGCGAAAAGTTATTGTGGTTTTGTGGGGGTTGCAGGTGAAAATGCAATTGACCAAAGAAGAAGAAATCACGTGCATGTTGGCAGCCGTTAAATTGACGGCAGAATCAACCAAAGGCACAGACAACCCGCAGCGTTATCAAAAGGAATTGGGAACGTTTGAATACCTGGTCGAATCTGCTGAAGCAATTGGCAGTGAATGGGTGGTTGCCAAATACTTCAACCTTCCATTTGACCCGTACGAAAACAAATTCAAAGTCAAAGCCGACGTGGGCAATGCGATCGAAGTCCGGTGGACTAAGTACGTTACGGGTCAGCTGATAGTTCATGAATACGACCGCCCGACTGACATTGCCGTTTTGGTAACAGGTCAGTCACCGCATTACTTCATTGCAGGGTGGATTCCCGTCGCAATGGCACAAAAACCACGGTATCGACATAGTAAGCAACCCAATTGGTGGGTAACACAAATCAACCTTCAGCCAATCGAGAATTTGAGGAAATCCAATTATGGACAAAGTGCAATTTGAATGCCGCAAATGCAAAAAAATTACAACGCAACTGATTCACAAGATCACGGACAACCTGCCCGAAGGTGTGGAAGTAATTCAATGCACGAAGTGCGAAGTCATGGGGGTTGCACAGATAGGGACTTCAAATGCCAATCTATGAGTTTAAATGCAAGGTGTGCCAAATCAGTGTTCAGGTGGATAGATCAATCCACGAAGAACGCCAACCAATCTGCTGCGGTCAAAACATGAGTCGAAGGTACTCAACTTTCGGCATTTCATTCAAGGGTGAAGGCTGGGGTCACCAATGAATAGTTATCCACAGAAGTTTTCCACAGGGGGACAAAACCTGTTGGAATCGCCCAAGCGCATGCGTAAGTTATTCAATTGCTTGACAATTGCAGTACGATTTCTTCGCGAGAAGCGAACCGCCTTCGCGGTTAGTTCGCTGAAGCGCAGAAAACGGTTTGGGGCAGGTATTGCCATTTTGGCGGTTACTTCGACAGGGCTGATACAGAACGCCCATTCAGCTAACTATTCAATCGATCATTTGAAACTTTATGCACATTCTCGTTTGCTGGATTATCAGCAATTTCAGTGTTTTAATAAGATCATCACAAAGGAAAGCCGTTGGTCATACACTGCACGCAACGGCAGTCATTATGGTCTAGGGCAAATGAGATCGACGCACTACCGTGACTTAGACCCATTCAGACAAATAGATGCAACAATCAAATACATCACAATTCGTTATCAAACACCATGCAAGGCATGGGCATTTCATGTCGAAAGGAATCACTACTAATGAGCAGTGCATTGAAAGACAATGGAAGCACCAGTCAATGGCGCAAGATTAGGCAACGCATTCTTCAGCGTGACGGTTACACGTGCCAAATGTGTGGTGGGGAAGGTAATTCGGTCGATCACATAACGCCACGGTTGGCAGGTGGGGGCGATCAGGACTGGAATCTTCAGACATTGTGTGGAAGTTGCAATTCTTCGAAGGGGGGTAGGTTTTTTAGTACACCTACGACAC